ATATTTATTAATAAAATGATTGCTAAATGAAAAAAGTAAAATTAACCACTTATGCAAAATTAAACGATGTCACACCAAGAACGGTGTGGAATTGGATTAAAAAAGGATTGGTAAAATACGAAAGAACTGAAACAAACAGAGTACTGATAATACAAGATGAAGACTATAACCCCATAAAATCACCAAGGGTGGCTATATACGCAAGAGTGTCATCAGCAGAAAATAAAGATAATCTTGAAAGGCAGAAAGACAGGCTTGTATCATACGCAAACGCAAAAGGATACAGGGTAGAAAAAATTGTAACTGAAATTGGTTCAGGAATTAATGACCAAAGACCAAAATTGGAAAAGCTTCTAACTGATAAAACAATTGACATCATAGTAGTTGAACACAAAGACAGACTTGCAAGATTTGGATTGAACTATATAGAAAAACTATTGGCTCTTGATAATAGAAAAATAGAAGTGGTAAATCCACAGGAAAACGAAAGAGATGACTTGATGCAAGACTTCGTTTCAATCATAACTTCGTTCTGCGCAAGACTGTATGGAAAAAGAAGAACAAAAAGACAAACTGAAAAAATAATAGAAGAACTGAACAAAAAAGAGGAAAGCAATAAATGATTCTAAGTGAAAGACATATAATAAAGAAATCTAACTCACTATACAGTGAGCTAGATAATTTGTGCTTTCTCTCAAAGAACCTTTATAACTCAGCGCTGTATGCCATAAGACAATATTACTTCGAAAACAAAAAATACCTAAGTTGGGTCAACGTCAATAACAATTTTGTGAAGGATAAACAAGTTGATTACTATGCCCTTCCTTGCAAGGTTGCACAGCAAACGCTAAAGATGGTTGACAACAATATGAAGTCATTCTTCAAGGCTCTAAAAGCTAAAAACAGTAAACCAAAACTTCCTAAGTACCTTGAAAAGACAAGTGGAAGATATGTGGTGATATACACAAACCAAGCTATAAGCAGGAAGGAGCTAAAAAATGGTTTCATCTCTTTAAGCAAAACCAATGTTAGGATTAAGACAAAGGTAAGTGTTGTTAAACAAGTAAGGGTTGTACCTTGTAACAATCATATAGTAGTAGAGGTACTTTATGAAGCAAAGTACAAGGAACATATCAGTACAGGCAAGAAATACTGTGGAATAGACTTAGGCCTGAATAACTTGATGACTTGTGCTTTTCAAGATGATGCACCCATCATATTCAACGGAAAGCCTATTAAGTCAGTTAATTGGTACTATAATAAGCGTAAGTCTTATCTTCAGGGCAAACTTCCTAAAGGTAGGAAGACAAGCAAGATGATAGGTAATATATCTTTAAAACGCAACAACAGGGTTTCTGATTATCTTCATAAGATTACTTCGATGTTTATTAACTATGCAGTTTCCAAAGGCATAAGCAATGTTGTAGTAGGTTACAACAAGGAATGGAAACAAGGGATAAATATTGGAAGAGTGAACAATCAGAACTTTGTTGGAATACCTTATTACAAGTTATTGAATATGCTGACATACAAGTGCGAGTTGCATGGCATATCACTTACTGTTACAGAAGAGAGTTACACAAGCAAATGCAGTTTTCTTGATGGAGAACCTTTGGGTAAGCACAATTCATACTGTGGAAGGCGCATTCATAGAGGTTTATTCAAGTCTTCAAGTGGTAAGTTAATAAATGCGGATGTTAATGGTGCATTGAACATCTTGAGGAAAGTAATTGGGAATTATTCTTATGACCCAATAAAGGTGTGTAGCACGCCTTTGGTCTTAGAACCAAAAAACTGATTTCATTGAAATTCATTGAAATTAGTAACTATGAATATTTGTTATTATGTATTTTATTGGCTGCTTCAACAAAACTAGCCTTGGTCATTTGTTGCTCTTCAGATTTTACAGATAAAGCACATTTAGGACACCCTTCGCCATTTAAATGATGCGCAGGTGTTTGCCAAAATTCACCATGTTCTGAGCATATTATGCAAACTTTAGTATTGCTATCTTTATAATCTACTTTCGAATAGTCGTATTTGCCACCATGAACTGATTTAGCTTTTTCAATAAAAAGTTTGCTATCATATTTCCTTATATGTTGTCTTCTTTCGTCAAAACATTTTGGACAACCAGACCCATTTAGATGTGATTTAGGTGATTGGTAAAATTCACCATGTATCGGGCATATAATGCAAACTGGTGTTGAATTATTAACATATTCAACTTTACTATAGTCATATTTATCACCATGTACTAATTTGGCTCGTTCAATAAAATTCTCTTTCGTTGAAGACCTTTTGTTACTTGACAAAGCTGAAGCGCATTTTTTACACCCATGCCCTTTCAAATGTTGCTTTGGTGTTTGCCAAAATTCTCCATGCTCAGGGCAAATTATGCAAACTTTGGTATTGCAATCTTTATAATCTACTTGTGAATAATCATATTTGTTATTATGTATTTCATTTGCTCGTTGTATAAATCTTTCTTGCTTATTCATATATTTTATATAATTTTAACAAATATATAAATAATTATTGTAAAAAACAAAAAAGGACAATTATTTGTCAAAATAATTATCCCTTATATCATTATCTCACCATAAAATTAAATGGCATTGGTTTTTGTTGCAAAACCTTCATTAGATTGTCAGTCAATTCAGCTTGATGTTGTAATTGATTCCAAGGTAGCATTTCATTTAGCCTTTCCTTAAGATTTGTGAGTACACGTTCCTTATCAGCCTTGCCCATATCCAGTAGCATCTGATAGTCCATCTGCATCTCTGCTTGGGGTATTTTTACTGTACCACTATATGTACCTCTTATAACACCAAGTGTAATCATACACTCTGCAACAAACAACTGACGAATTAACTGCTGAGTTGGGTTATTCATTAGCTCAAACTGCATTTCATCAAGGGGAACTTGGTCAGGTGTAATTAACACATCATCCTTATTGTCAATAGCGCATTGTGTAGCACCACTTGAAGTACCATCAGTTTCGTAGTATGTATACCAACAATAGCAATCCTTGAATTGTGACCAACCCCAAGAATCGTCTGCGGCAACACCACCCATACCATTTCTACCACCAGGTGTTGATAATAGATGAACAAGGTGAGTTCCTTCAGGTCCAGCAGTAACCTCATATGCCAAATCACCACGAATCAATGAGTTCTTATATTTAAGGTCAGCAGCTTGTAAAGCAACATCATATACTGAGCCTACATACATGCCAAGCATACCCATTGGGTGATTAATATCTCCAAATTGTCCAAAACCTCCTGCAAAACCAGCATCGAAAGAACCATATGTACCATATAATGCAGCCTTAGTAGTTGAAGGCGTTACATATAATACTTTATTAATCTCTCTACCTGCAGGTATTACGTAGACTTGCTTTCCTTGCTCGATTTTAAAGAAATCTTTCTTTAACTCATAAGGGCCTCTCTGCTGAAGACCTACTTCACGAGAAAACCAATATGAATAGTCTCTTGACCAATCCATAGTCCTAATAGTCAAAGCATATGCTGCTTGAGCAGGGTCTTTTAGCAACTTCTGATTTCCTTGCAGATTCAGCCATTGTGATTCTGTTACCCAATTCTGTACCGCCTCAGCATAATCACCAATGGCAACCTTTAGTATATCGCACATTTGGTCATCAGTGAGTTGGACACTACGTATTGGCGCTCCGCATAAAGTCCTTGCTATTTTAAATAATTCCTTTACTTTATCGGTTATAATCATAATTAAATCTTTTTTATTGAAACTTGTATATAAATATCCGATTAAATACAAAAAAAGTGGTAGGGAATATTCCTTACCACTCTTATATTTAGTCTTCATTTTCATCAGTTTCTGAGAAAGTAATATCGTCTTCCTTAACAACAACTTCCTTACCAGTTTCAGCCTTTTCAAGCTCAGCCATAATCTTTGGTACATAAGTCTTCTTGTAGGCATCTTCTTGGTCTTCACTAATCAAACCATTATGTACACAAACCATTGTACCCTCATATGTCAAATTATATGGTGTACTTAACTGATTCTTTACAACCTTAATTTTTGTAAGTGTACCCCAATTGTAGTTTCTACCCTTGCTTGTTGCAGTCAGGTGCTTGATAGAAGCCTTAACAACACCACCCAACTGAATAATCAATCCGTGTGCTGCAAAGTACATTGACTTACCACCCTTCAACTCAACAGAAGGTGCTGCCATAGGCGCAGACATTGAATCAAGCCAAATCTTATTCACGCAAAACATTGTGTTAGTATAAGGTGAGCTTACCTTCTTTGAAAGAGGAATACGATTATTGGTAATCATATTGAATGCTGACTGCATAGCACCTGCATCAAACATATTGTTACCAACATTACTTACATAAGACTTATATGACATTACTGAGCCAATCGAGTCCCACAAGAAGCAAATATCTTGCTGAATTTTACCCTCATCCTGCAAATCAAGAATCTTATTGATTGCGAAAGCTATATCCTCAAGAACAGGTACTTTTCTCTGCTTCTTAGCCTCCTTACCGTTTGAGTAATCATTCTTTCCATACAATTGACAAAGAATTTCGCCATCAAAGTACATAAATTCACCTTCATAGTCAATAATCTTATCCTCAGTGTGTGTACCAATTACCTCACCAGTCTCTTCATCAATATCTTCAACCTCTACGTCTTTATGAATTGGAGTTGCTTGCATACCGCAATCAATTGCATACTTAAAGTCAAAGTGTGACTCAGTATCAAAGATTACAGGAAGAATACCTGATGCTTGGCAAGATGCGATAATACAGTTAATCAATGTACTCTTACCTGTGTTTGACCAACCATATACGATTGACAACTCACCCTTTGGAATACCAGGCAACTTAGTTGCATTAACAAATGCCTCAGGAAGTGTAATAAACTCAATTGGCTTATTAGCACTTGATACAGTCAAGTCATCATCCTTAATATTTAGACCCATTGCCTCCTTAATTGAAGCAATTGAAGGTCGTGTGAAAGCCTTTTTCTTTATAGCTTGCTTAACCATTTAGTTTTTAACATTTTTTTCTCTTATTTTATCCTTCCAGCATTTTCTGCATAGAGGCTTGTACATCTCGTTACCACCAACAAGGATTTGTGAACCCTCAGTAATAATGTTGCCATTTTCATCAAATCTCGCATTGATTAGTGCTTTCTTTCCACATTCGCAAGACGATTTAACCTCTTCTATACTATCCGCAATTTCGAAAAGTCGTTTAGATGCTGGAAATAAGTGTGACTTAAAGTCAGTACGTAACCCATAACACAAGACATTTACGTCCATATAATCAACAATATCAGATAATTGGTCTACCTGTTCTTCCGTCAAAAATTGGCATTCATCTACCAATATCCATTTTAAAGGTTTTTCCTCTTGAACTGCTAAGACATTATTATACTGACGAATTGCTTCGTATATGTTAACATCAGGTGTTACCACAGTACATTTTCTTTCAAGTCCTGCTCTTGACCTTATAACCCCCTCATCTCTCGTGTCAAGAGATGATTTGAGGGCTATGAAAGGGATGTCTTTTTCTTCAAAATTATATGCAGTTGCCAACAAATCAAGAGATTTTCTTGAGTTCATCGCTCCATACATATACATCAATTTTGCCATTAAGCGTTAATGTTTTTCTGCTTTATTTTTAGAAAGGTAGATCATCCTCATCTACGAACATCTGAGACTTAGGTGCAGTTGCAGTACTTGCTTGTGACTCAATCTTCTGCTCTACGAATTGAGTGAAATCCTTCTTCTGCTCAGTGAGATTCTCCTGAATTTCAATCTCCTTTTCTTTTTCATTACGCTCGTCAAGTTCTGCCTTATCTACATACTTGTTCTGCTCCTTATCGAAAATAGGAATACCACCCTGAACAACGATTGCCATATAATCGTATGGCTTCACAGTGTACACTTCTTCCCATTTCTTAGGGTCTTCAATCCAAGCCTTTGCCTGCTCATAATTATCTGAAAGCGGAGTCATAAAACTTGAATCGGTGATTTGTGTTACAGTCTTGTTGTTAGAATCCTTAGAGAGATTAATTGTAAGGTCTTTACCATTGTTCAAATCGAAAATGTTGTAAGTCTTACCTGCGGCTTTAGCCTCTTCCCACCTCTCGTTGAAAAGATTGATGATTTTGTCATAGACACCATCTTTCTTACGAGATGCATTAAACAACCAGAACTTTACACCATCTTCCTCGTGCTCACGCTCAATACATCTTACAATCCAAGCCTCTTTAGCACGGTTCATAAACTCAATGTCTCCGTACTTTTTCTTTTCTACTTCATTGTCTGTCCTAAGACGTAACTGTTTCGCTTGCTCTGATGTTTCACAGAAAGGACACTTGTCGCCCTTGTGGTTATGCGTTGGGCAAACAAAAGTTCTCCAACCCTGGCCACCTTCTTTGTTGACTCTAACAGTGTGAATAAAAACTTTTTGGAATGGACTACCGCCTTCAGGGGAGAATGGCAATAATCTAATTTTTAACTTCTTTGAAGACTCACCACTACCAAGACGAGCATTCAAATAGTTTTTGGGGTTAAACTTAGTCTTGTTCTTTACAATTTCAGAAGACTCTTTTTCATTTTGGCTAATTACAGCCTCTGGATCAATGTTTACATTTAAATTGTTTTCCATAATATTAATTTATTAAAAAAAATGCACATCAATATGTGCTTAATGTTCATAGTGCAAATATATATTAAAAAATGTTAAAAACAAAAAATCTCCAAATATTTTTTTTCTACTATAAATATTTGGAGATTTACTTTTATATAGGTTTTTCACAGACTTATTTTTACAGATTGAAAATCTTATTAAAGTCCTGAATATCGTCCTCAGGAATATCAAAAGTGTTTGCGATGTCATCAGTTACATCACGTACATCATCGTTTGTAATAGTGTATTCATGTGTTGTAGGCTCGTCATTATCAGCATAGGCATCATAATTACTATCCATACTCTTCTGTTTCCAATAATCAGTAGGACGAATATTGAAAGGATAAGAATCCAAAGAACGAAGATTCAACTTTTCAGTTTGCGTAGGATTACGTTTCTCAAACTCATTCTTCAAATCAGCGATTTCTGCATTGTTCTTATCAATAACACCCTGCATATCTTCCAATGCACCTAATAGTTTCTCAATACGTCTATCTACAGTACCTAAGTCTCTACCAACGTCATTAACTTTATCGTTAGTTTTTTCTTGAGCTTTAACCACGTCATCAACGTCAATAACTACGTCATCTGAATCTTTATCATCTGGAGCAGGTGTACTCATTTGGTCAAGACCACCAGTAGGATCAGCCATTGAACCATCTGCTCCTCCCATAGGGTCTGCTCCATCTGCCATAGGGTCAGCACCTCCTTGAGAAGGGTCTCCACCCATTGGTCCTGCTCCACCGCCTTGCGATGGGTCAGGTGCACCTCCCATTGCATCAGGAGCACCTCCTGCCATAGGGTCTGGTCCGCCCATAGGAGCGCCACTACCACCTTGTGAAGGGTCAGCGCCATTAGCAGGGTCTTCTCCTCCACCTTGTGCTTGGTCATCATCATCAGCCTCTTCTATTGGCTCAGTGTAACCATAGCCTTCAGCCATACGCATAAACTGCTTATGAGCCTCATACAAATGATTCTCTTTTAAAAACTTTACGTTTGTATCTGCCATATGTCTTAGTCAATCAATAATTCTTTATTATCTTCAGTTAAAATTGTTTTTGAACTCTCAGTTCTTTCGATAAGACCCTTATCGCTCTTTAAAATCTTAAAATTCTCATTTGCTTTTTTGCCAAGAATCTCCTGTGCCATAGTAATTTTTTCAGATGTATCCATAGTTGACTTGTTTTCTTCAATTTTATTTTTCTTTTTCTTTACTGGTTTCTTTACCTCTTCAGTAGTTTCTTCATTAGAAACTGCGCCAAAAACCTCCTTTGGTGATTCGACTCTAACAAATGACTTCTGAGGTCTTCTTTCCTGTAAATGTTTTCCAATAAACTTCATCTTGATAATATATATTTTATATATAAATAAATTATTAATTAGGAAACCTGAGAAAAGATTAGGTTATGGAAAAATTATAGAAGTTAAAAATGATAATTGGATTA